TCATCTAAATTTTCTTCTTTGATTATGAAATAACCTTCAGTTCCTTGTTCTTCAGATAAACCTTCAAAAAACTCTGAGTCATATTTTTCTAATGAAAACTCAACATTACCAATTTCTCTGAATATATGATTTTTTAATTTTATAACATTTTCAACATCTAATTCTTCAATTACATCCTCATAAACATTATTGGTTGAATCGTAAAAATCTTCATAGTAATCCTCACCTAATACACGTTCTGCTGCGTCTTTTGCCGTAGTATTGCGACCACTATCATCAAATAGTTCGGCAAGTTCTGTACGGTCTCTTAAGAATAGGTAATAACCATCCGATCTTCTCTCAACATCTCTTAAAATGTTTCCGGTTAACCATTCCAACCAAACTTCAGGATCCTGTTGTATTTTATATAAGAGGAAATCATTCTCAAGAACTTCTGGTATAGATTTATATTCAAATCTATCTAAAATTTTTGTTTTAACCAAAAAGTTAAATGAAGGTGCGTTGTCATAAGGTATGTTGGACAAGTCTAACTCATCAATTAAACCTTTTCTAAGTATAAAACTTAAAAATACTTCAATCTTATTATTGAATATTTTGGATATACCATTCCAATTACCTTCATTAAATTCTTCAATTAGTTCTTCAATATCATTCATAACTTATAAATATAAAAAAAGGTGGAAAATACTTCCCACCTCAACTTTTTAACCAATAACCGCAGATTACTTTTTGTTGTAATACTTCTCAACAATTTTCTTTACCGACTCTTGAACCGAAGATTGGCTCGCCGCTGGTTGTTGTGGAGATTGTTGAGGTGCCTGAACAGGTTGTTGATTTGCTTTATTTTTACATCCGCATCCCATAATATTTGTTTTAATAGGTTTATTTAATTATAAATATCAGAGAAGTATCATATTTTGTAAACCATTAAATATTTATTGTAATATGAAAAAAGTTGTAAGGATTAACGAGAGTGATTTAATTGGATTAATAAAGAATATTATTATTGAACAAGATGATAGTGTTGAGTATGAAGATTTCACACCACAAGAATATATGGATCTATTAAAGTCTGTTAATTATAAAGCACAAGCGATTCCTAAGTTTCCTGATTTCAGAGGTAAAAAAATAAGAGTTAATGGTAATCTAAACTTAATTGGTTTAAAGCAAATAACTAATTTGGGTGAGTTAATTGTGACTGGTGATTTAAATGTTCGTTCTTCAGGTATTGTAAATTTTGAGGGTGTAACAGTTGGTGGTAGTTTAAGTTATTGGGACACACCATATAGTAAAGAACTTGATAGAAGAAAAGAAATGGCTTTAAGGGCTGACGCCAGACAAAGAAGAGAAGATGGTGAATGGGATTTAAATAATTCTAATATTGATGACGAAGGTTTAATGGCAAACGCAGTTTTTGATTATATGGTTCAAGAAGGTGATATTGGATATTTAGATGGGCCAGAACGTGAAGAATTACAAGATTTGGAAAGAAGAATGGAAGAACTTGAGGAAAGAATAGATAACGAGGAAGATTCTGAAATTGTTGATGAATTGGAGAATGAACAAAATGATTTGCAATCCGAGATTGATGAACTTAAGGATAAAGATAATGATGTATACGATTTAATGCCTGAGGGTTCCCATTATGACTTATATACATTTAGGTCAATACATAATGATGCTAGTGGTAATATTTATGCGGTTGGAACTGAAAGGGAGGCGGATAGTTCTCTTAAAGAATATTATGATGAAATGGTAAACGATTTAAGTAATTTTAATAAAAATACATTAAGTTATCATATTGATGGTGACGAAGTTGCAGAATATTATGAAGACATGATTCGTGAATGGGTTATGGATGATCCTGAAAATTATGATGTTAGTAGGGAAACTAGTGTTAAACAAGATAAAGAAATTGAAAAATTACAAAACCAAAAAAGGTCTCTTGAAATAGAAACGTATTTGATTTCAAGTGGAGCTAGATCTCCTCTTATTGAAGAAGGGGTTGAAAGTCTTAAGTACTTCAAATTTAATGATTACATGAATAACATTTTAGTTGTTGAATGGTCTGAAAATAAATGGCAAATTTACCAAAACGGTAAAAAAGTTGAGTCAGTAACTTATGAAGATGAAGATGAGGATGGTGAACATGAGTCGGATAATGAATCAAGGGTTGAAGAAATTGAAAATGAAATAGAAGGTATAGACGAAGAAATACAAGATATAAAAGATGATCCAGATGGTGATTTAAATGATGATGAGGTTGAAGAAGCCGTTGAGGATAGGTTAGGACAAATTAAAGATGACCCAATGAGTTGGTTAGATGAAATGGGTGATGACTATAATAATTTTATAGATAGACAAAGTTTAATAAATGATTTAATAGATGAGAATGATTATGGTGTAATAAGTAGTTACAACAATGAATATGATACCGTTTCAGTTAATGATTCAACTTTTGTTGTAATGAGAATTGACTAATACCTTTACAGAATACAATTATATTATTATGTTTATGGGTAATGGCAAGAAATAAAAAAATAGAATTTGTAATGGACACCGATTGGATGTTTGAAAAGCCAATTGATAGTGAACATAAGGAATATAAATTACTATCATATTTCCAACGCATGGGTGAAAAGTTAGATAACATGGAACTTTACCCTGGGTTTATAGAATTATCATTACATTTAGCAAACATACAAACACTTATCAGGGATAAGAAAATCATATATACAAACAAAAAATTTAATTCAGTTGATGACGAACTTTTAGTGAAAGATCTTAAAATTAAAAGTGTTCCTGAGATGTCAACTGAAGAGTATGAAGAATTCACAAAAATTTTACAATACACTGCACCAAGGATGACGGAATATTTCAATATTGCAAAATCTGTATGGACATTAGTTTATGATAGTATTGAGGCAAAATACAGGAAGAATAAAAAAGAAATTTTATCTAACAAAGGTTTCTTCTTCCATTTGGATAAGAGAGACAACAAGTATTATGTTTGGGAGTATGAAGTATCTCCGGCAGCAAAAAAATCACCAGAAAATAAGACAAATGTTAAATTAATTTATTGTGATGATAAAAACAAATTGACAATACCAAAGATAATAACTACATTTTCTGAGACCGAAAACAAAACAAAGTTACCGGTGTTAGAAATGATTAGTAAAGGTGATTTCCCAATTGAAGAAACATTATTACCATTATTTAAAAGAAAAACAATAATGTTAATTAATCAAACGAGAAATTACAATATTGAACAAGAGGACAAGAAAAAAGAAAAAGAATTTTTAGAAGATTAAAAATGGGTTTTAACAAAAGATTTTTAAAGAAAGAGAACATCCTTAACCACCTTACAGATATTATGAATTATTTAGATGCCGACGCAGTATTGTGTACGGATGAATTTTCACGCAATGTCTACAGGATGTTTAATGAGGGAAAAAATGAGGAAGAAATAATAAAATACATAAATAAAAATAAATGAAAGTTAAGTTAGAATATGTGTGGATTGACGGATATACACCGGAGCCAAACCTTAGAAGTAAGATTAAAATTGTGGACTATGAGCAAATTAAAAATTGTTTAGTTCTAAATAATTTCCCTGAATGGAACTTTGATGGGTCATCAACATTACAAGCGGAAGGTAATAGTTCTGATTGTATTTTAATACCTGTTAGACATTATTTTTGTGATAATACAAACACAATTTACGTGTTGTGTGAAGTAATGAATTCTGATGGTACACCACACGAAACTAACACAAGATCAAAACTAATTGGAGATCAAGAAGATTTGTGGTTTGGGTTTGAACAAGAATATTTTATCTACGATAGAAATAACAAATGTATTTTAGGGCACAATGAAAACAACTTGGAACCACAAGGTAAATATTATTGTGGTGTTGGTGAATATGTTGCAGGAAGAGATTTTGTTGAGGAACATATGGATATGTGTTTAAAATACGGAATTGATATTACAGGGATCAACGCTGAGGTTGCATTAGGTCAATGGGAATACCAAGTATTTTCAAAAGGTAAATTAAAGGCGGGTGATGATTTGTGGATGACCAGATACTTTTTATATAAAATCTCTGAAAAATATAATTATAGGATTGATCTACATCCAAAACCAATTCAAAAAGGGGAGTGGAACGGATCAGGACTTCATACAAATTTCTCCACAGATAAAATGAGAAATGATGGTAACGAAAAATATTTTATGTCATTGTTTAATGCGTTTGAGGTAAGACATGAAGCCCATATTAAAGCTTACGGGTCAGATAACAATCTTCGTTTAACTGGTAAATTTGAAACACAATCAATTGATAAATTTAGTTGGGGGGTTTCAGATCGTGGGGCATCAATTAGAGTTCCAAGAGATACTGCAAAAAATTGGAAAGGTTATGTTGAGGATAGAAGACCTGGATCAAATGCTGACCCATACAAAATTATTAAAGAAATTGACATATCTTTAAATACTACCGATCAAATCTACGATGTTAAAATAATGATGAGTAAGGATTTTGATATGGAAGGTCTTAATGAAAAATACGGAACAATTTCAAATGATGAATTATTAAAAGAATATAGAGAAGAATAATGGAAAAAGAATGTGTATGTGGAGCTAACGTATTTTGTGAGTGTCCCCCAATAAAAGTAGAACAAGTTAATCATCCTAACCATTACGGAGGAGAGGATAATCCTTATGAAGCAATAAAAGTTATTGATGCTTGGGATTTAGGATTTAGTTTAGGAAATACTGTAAAGTATATTTCAAGAGCTGGAAAAAAAGATAAAGAGTTACAGGACCTTAAGAAAGCATTATGGTACTTGCAACATCATATAGAAACATTAGAGAAAAAATGAAAATAGTAGTAACAGGAGGAGCGGGATTTATAGGATCCGCATTTATAAATCACCTATTAGATAACTTTGAATGTGATGTTCTTTGTGTTGATAAACTAACATACGCTGGTCGTAGAATGAATATTAAACACAATGTTTCTTTTTTACAAAAAGACATTTGTGATGTAACGGAAGATGAACTTGGTGATTTTGATTACATGGTTCACTTTGCTGCTGAGTCTCACGTTGATAATTCAATTAAGAATGGGTTACCATTTGTTAGAACTAATGTTGAAGGAACATTTAATTTATTGGAGATATCAAGAAAAAATAAGAACCTTAAAAAATTCATACACATTTCAACTGATGAGGTATATGGTGATATGGATGAACACATTGCAATTAATCATACGGCAACTGAAGATGATAGTTTAAAGTCTAGCTCATATTATTCTGCAACTAAAGCGGCATCTGATATGTTAGTGTTATCTGCTAATAGAACTTATGGTTTACCATATATCATCACAAGAACTTGTAATAATTTTGGTGAACATCAGTTTGAGGAAAAATTCTTACCAACAATTGCAAGATCTATCGGTGAAGGTAAACCAATTCCAGTTTATGGTGACGGATTACAAGTTAGAGAATGGATGTATGTTTATGATAATGTAAAAGTCATTTGTGATTTAATGTTTGACGATGAGATTGTAAATACCACTTATAATATTGGAACAACTTTCAGGGTGACAAATTTGGACATTATTAAAAATATTTCTTATATTTTAAACAAAGAGGTTGATGTTAAATACGTTGAAGACAGATTAGGTCATGATAGGAAATATGGTCTTAATTGTACAAAATTAAGAGAATATTATATAACTAAAAATGGGGAGGTTCCTAAATTTTTAAATTTGTTTGATTACTTAGATAGACAATATGGTGGTGAAAAATAAAAAAGGTTTATCAAAAGAGATAAATGTGTTGGGGGCAATAACAACTCCCGGTGAACTTATTCGTGAAACCCTTATTAATTTTATGTGGGGATTTCTTGGAAATTCAATTGTGGTTTTTGTGGCAAAAGAACTGGACTTTTTGGTTTTAATCAACTACATTGCTTATTATATATTAATTTCTTATATTGTTAATAGGAAGAAATATGAAACTATGTTAGGTAAGTTTATTGTTTTACCGGGTTCGGCTGCGATAGGTGCCTTCACAGGATATAAACTAGCTCAAGCAATAACAAGTATAATTTAAGTAAAAATGAAACTAACAGAAGAACAAAAAAATCATATTCAGGATCAATATGATGCCTTAAAACAAACTGATAAAGAGTTTGAGGAAATACACGAGATGATTGTTGAACATTGTGTTGATGAATACATTGTTGATTTATCGGATGATGAGGATGGAGACCTATATGAAGAGTTTTCAAATGAAGTGTGGGATTATTTAGAGAGTATTAAATAAATATAATAATGATAGAAACAGGAAAAATTATAAATGGAGATTGCATTGAGGTAATGAAAACATTACCTGAAGGATCAGTTGACTTAATCGTAACGTCACCACCTTATGGGGTTGGTATTGCATATGATGTTCACGAAGATGACGTTGAATTTGATGAGTATTTAGTATTTGCTAAGAACTGGTTAACTGAAGCGTATAACGTGTTAAAAGATGATGGTCGTATTGCGCTTAACATTCCTTATGAGATTAACAGACAAAAGAAAGGTGGACGTATTTTCTTTGTTTCTGAGATGTATCAGTTAATGAAACAAATTGGTTTTGGGTTCTTTGGTATCGTTGATCTTGAAGAACAATCACCACATAGAAGTAAGACTACTGCTTGGGGTTCTTGGATGAGCCCATCAAGTCCGTATATTTATAATCCAAAGGAGTGTGTAATATTAGCATACAAAAAACACCACATTAAAAAGGTTAAAGGAGAACCTCAGTGGAAAGGGACACCTACTGACATTGAACAGGAAGATG